CAAAATAAGTCCACCGTATTGTGCTGTACTGCTTGTAATAGTCATTGATGCTGAATAGTCTCCCGACTCAGCACCTGTGAATCCAGTCCAATCAGCTACAGCCGAACCAGTATCCTGCCCAAGAGCATTCTCCGCATACAATTGTCCAGCTACTGTACCACCTGACAATCCAGCATTAGTAAGTGATACAGCTCCAAGTGCAGTACCAGTGTCACTAGGTGTTACACCGAACAGACATAGCATATCTCCTGGCGATGGAGCGCCTGCACCGAAAGCTGGAATAGTACCAGATAACGGAGATGCAGTATTAGTATCAACGATCGAAGATATAGGAACTGCAGATACGGCATCAGCCCAGCCGTTCGGAGGAGTTGGAAAAGCAGCAGCAAAGAACTCCCAGGAGTTTGGAGCAGTAGCACCTGGAACCAAAGTAATCGCTTCTGAAGCCGAAAGAGCATCCTTAATAAAGATGTTTGCATGTGCAGTACCGGAGTCGTTACCATTCGACTGTCCGGTTGCGAATGCGATACGACCTGCTGGAGAAAACCATGTACCAGACGCCTCTGTCAAAGCAGTAGCACCTTGATACTTACCAAGTTCTACTACAACTAATCTGTCACCTGCAACATGAGTAGGCATTGTAACTGCTTCAGAGCCAGCAGTTGCTGGAATCGTTGATACCCATGCACCGCGCCGCGTAACTGTCATCAAGAGATCCGTTGCATACGAATGACTACAACTAAATCAGATCCTGCAACAGTAGAACCAATAGCGTCTACATCAATAGTGAGATAATCACCATCAGTAACTGTCGTAGCAGTGTGCGCTCCTACTGTCGCTGCATTTGCAGAAGCTACCCATGTAGGACGATTCGTCTGAGTGCCATAGATTGATGTCCCATTCTTATTGACATCAACCTTGAAAGTAGTAGCTCCAGTAGGAGCAGTGCCGAGCATCGCAGCAACGGTTTGGATTTGGAAAGTCCCACCCTTGACTGGATAACGCAGAGTTCCAGTCTTCACAGTTTGTACACCAGATGAAGAGAACGGACAGTTCTCCCATGAAGCGTCAACAGGAAGGCCAGGCTTCCGCTCAATCGGCACTCAAATCACCCCTGAACGACTACGCGATAATCAGCCGCAGCAGGAGCTGATCCCCAATCTACGATGACTGTGCCGGAACCCTTTGTGATATCCGGGTAAACTAACTCAGATCCAGATGCAGCCCAAACCGTCACTTCGACATCGTTGGTGCCGAGGCCATGAGTGAACGTCTGTGGGTTCGTAGTTGCCACGCAGTCAGCAGCAAACTTACGAACAACAACATTGGGGTCGACCTTGACACCAGAGCCGGAAACGCTGATGCCTCCACCAGACACCGGGTCAGCGAGAACGCTGATCGTAGTTGTACCAGTCAGACCGTTACCAGCAGTGATCGAAGTTCCACCGCCGAACTGCACCCACGTCTGAGCCGTCGTCCCCGGAGTCGTCACTGTAGCAGTCTGCGTAAATGCCTTGTCAGCATTCGCAGTTCCTGCCATCACGAAGACAGTGGCGTTCTCCAGCTCGGTTGTAGAGTCAGCATCTACGGCCCGCGTCGGCGCTCCTGACGAGTTGACGGTATAGATACCGTTCTCAGCAGGTGTCGTCTGATCCTTGAGCAGAATGCGGTCACCAGTAACGAGGGTCTGACCATCGATAGTCTGACCATTCGCGTAGGCAGTAGCAAGTGCTCCGTTGGTCGTCGTGGCTACTCGGACTTCATCCTTCCAGGACAGCCCTCGCACCATCGCTTGCAACTGCTGAAGAGTGACAGCATCCGTAGCAGCTGTGCCGTCAGCCAAGCCGACAGCACGGTTACCGAGGAGGTCTACACCCTTTCTGAACTTTGCTGCCATGATCGCTCCTTAGCGAAGGTACGCCTTGCCCGTTTCGGGACTCGGCCAGGTCACTACCACAGTGTTGAGGTCTGGGTAAGTGATATCAGTAAACACGGGCTCTCCGGGAATACTGTCGATCAATAGAACAACCGACAGAACCGTATTGAGGTTATGCACGATCGTCCATGTTGCTGCTGGTGTTGTCTGTGTATGCACAAACGACGCACCAGCGGGACCTGCAGGACCTTGTGGTCCTACAGTAAAGATTTCCAATGAGTCTAGAGTTGGAACCGTTACAGTCTCGACAGATTCGCCAGTAAGCTCAACGAGAAGATCATCTGACTCGAGAACGCTGGAAACGTCCTCAGATGAGATCTCCAGAATCACACTGCTAGTCATGCGTGTAATCCAAATCCATCTTCACAGTACCCTTGATATAGGTCTGCTTGAATCCAGATGGATCATCCAGCTCAATATCGAAGCCCCAGCCGTCCTCGATATTCCTACCCTGTATATCAGTCAATTCGACCGTGAATTGACCTTTGTGTGTCACCTGATCAGGGTCCATTGTCACTACAGCAGTCTCGAGGGTAGTCGAGTCTGGGTCTGGCCTCCATTCAGACGCACCTGTCCAGCCGGTGAGGTCGATGTAATCGCCAGGAGTATAGGTCTGCGTAACAGGATCATAGACGTTCTCACGAACTCGAATCGTGATGCGAACGTCGTCGCCTCGTGTATAGAAGTAAGTGTAAGACGCTGACTTCATCGGGAGAACACCTCGATCATCTTGTCCAGCTTCGCACGGAAGAAACCGACGTACTCCTCCGGCGTCTGGAACTCCTCCTTGCCAAGACTTGCAGTTGTCTTGACCCACGAGTCCATCACGTCGTAGATGTCGTCTGCGCGGGAACCAGCGTCACTCAAGCCCTTACGCATCATTGCGTCGGCGAGTTGGCGTTTGTATCCCATATTGATAACGAACTCTTCAGTATCTCCGAAGGTGTTGTTTCGGAAACCCTTAATAACTTGCTTAGTGACCCGATCGACGATGAGGTTACGAACCTCCAGTACTGCATCAGCAGAATTTGGATTCGCTTGTTGTTCAGGCGGAGGAGGCTCTTGTGCGCCAGTAACAACCTCAACTTCTTCGATCGTAAGACCGGTCATTTCGCCAAGCTCGCGAACGTCAATCTTGTAGGAACCCTTCTGGATTCCTGCCTGAATGATCGTGTTGAGCAAGTCCGTATTAGTCTTACCCATCTTGCTGAAACAGATCTTCGCACGAGGAGCATTAGGTCCGAAGTTGAAATCCACCATAGGCCCGAGGATATACTTACTGATGTACTCTTCCCAATCACCTGACAACGCATTCAGCATCCACTGGTAGACCTGTGTGTGCTGAGTACCGAGGTTATAAGAACCAACATCTGCGGTACGCATCATCAGGATGGGAGTAAACATAGCGAGCGACATCTCTTCATCAAGACGAGTCATGTATCGCTCGAAGTCTGCGCCACGCATCTGCGACTCCAGATATTCGATCTGGTAGTCGTAATCCAAGGTATTCTCATCACCGAACTGCGTCTTGTCGTTCGGGAGAACTACCGTTGAACGACTCCGGAGCTGACTGAGAATCAGCGCCATGAGTTGATTGCCCTTCATGGTCGTACCGTTGATGTCCTGCTCGTCCTCGAACGGCGCACGACCCACCGGGACAGGCTCGCCGAATCGCTCATAGTATCTGTTCGCAAACAGGTGCATAAGCGTAGAGAAGAACCAAGGCTGGAACGCGCTCTCGAGAAGTCGCTTCCCGTAATAGTTACCATTCTCCATCAGAAGAGGATACCAGTAACTGTTCTCTACTGGAATCGGCTTGATCGCTCCCCACTGGTCGATTCCATCGTAGACGGAGAACGTTGCCTTAGCGTTCGGTACACCCGGAACACTGTTCTCGACGCGCTTCCAGTGGACTCGGCAGTCTTCGGGGATGAGGTCTTTGATCTTGGTAAGGACAACAGCGCGCTTGTTGACGTCGTTATCCCACTGAAGAGCGTTTGGGCCGTAACCTGCCCACAGAGCTTGAGACTGCGCCCGTACAAGACGACTCCACACAGCTTCAAGGTTCTCTCCTACCTGATCTTCGATCTTCGTGCTGTCACACTCGATGTGCCAGCCGATCTGATGCATCATGAAAGTCAAGATCGTCAGAGATGAGTTGATCTGATAGTGACCTCTCATCTGACGAAAATCGGCCAGCGTCAGGTTGGAGGTATCGAAGGCGATCGTTCCGCCTCCCGGGAGTTGCAGGAACTGAATCTCTGGACCTGCCCAGCGCCCGTAGCGTTCGCCTAGTGCGGGCGGCTTTGCCCTCTTATTCTCAAGATCCTTGCTGCTGATGGGCTTGCCATCAGGTCCAAGCAATCCCGCCACGTCTACTCCTACAGTCCATGTGGAACAGTGAACTTCGGAAGCGTTCCGATAGTCGGAGGGACAGGAGCCTTAAGTCCTGAACCACCGAAGTCGGGCAGCTGTGAAGCAGATGCTCCAGTATCCCCGTATCCGAAGGGATCGTTCGGGTCAAGGTCTTGCGCCTCGTTCGGTTCTGCGGAGCCTACACGACGCCGATATGTCCTGTCACCCATCAACGTCGTTACGACACCAGCCAAGCCATCCGCGACATCTTTCGACCCGTTGGCGGGGTGGTCAATCTTCTTATCGTTCTCTTCGAGTTGCGACAACTCACGATAAGCAATGTTCAGTTGCTCGCCTTCACCAGCACTGATGTAAGTCATATACGGAGGAATATCGATGCGCTGCTCGTAGATGGCGTCGCGCAAGTCCTCATATGGAAGCTTAGACTTGTCGATCGACAAGTAGCTAACATGGAACCGCTTCTTCTGAAGTTGCTGACGAGTATCGGTGGACTGGAACCCATCCATCGTCACGTCCTTAATCCTGAACCCTCGCCTCTTGAGCTCGTAGATGTAGTTTCTGAGCTCCGAGATAAGGATCTCTTGACCAGGCGAAGCCTTTACACGAATCATACAGTCGATCACGATGTAAGGCTTCTTGCCGTCCTCGTGGTCATCTTCCGACTCGACTAAATGCGAGACATGCCCCATGACGATCCCAGCCGCGTCCCCGTCGCCGCTGTACGCGATATCTAGATGAAGCGACCGACGCAGCGGAGTAGGATTCTTAAACCAATCCGCGAACGCTGGACGACGAGGATCAGCTGTAACAGGCGACTCATTACCATATCGCTCTATCCATCTCTCGAAGCATTCGTCGATCCGATGCGTAAGCGAGATAAAAGCAGTGCCAGCTTGCGGCGGTATACCAGCCAGATCACGTAGAGCCTGTTCAGGCTTGTTTCTGAAGTTCTTTTCGTAAACACTCGGTATCTCCAAGATATGCTCCGGGAATCCAAGAAGGTCCGCTACCTCCTTGGTGCAAATCTCTTTCCGCTTCGTGTCATACCAGAAGGACTTTCGAGAACCGTCTGGGTTTGAGAACCTCGGGTGCGACCATCCGAGCGAGTCCCAGATGGTCATTCTGACTGTATGCGCGTTCTCCTTGTCCGCTAAGAGTTCCTTGTACTTTGTCGCGGCAAAGCCGCTAGCCTTCTTCATCTGCCCAATCGTGAGCAGGAAGCCTTGATCTTGGAATCGAGAATCAATACGACCGTTGATCGTATTCCATCCCGCCTCGCCATAGTCTTTCTGCTGAGTCACCTTGTGTGAATCAGCCTCGTCAAGGATTCCTCCCAAGATGTTGTAACCCTCAAACGAGGTTTCAGCCGACGAGCCAGGAATGATCCAGATGTCCTTGGCGAAGTGCAGCTGGTTTTTGAAAGACGGATCGAAGGGGAAGTTGTTGGTAAACCAGGGCGAATACTGAATACGAGCCTTGACATCGCCGAAGACAGTCTCCTTGGCCTGATCTTCACTAGTTGACATCATCATAAAGGCAATGCGAGAACCAGGAAGCAGATCATAGTAACCCTGCGGATCTCTCAGACAGAGGACCCAATGCACCATGTATGGCAAGATGATTGACCCCATGGTCGTCTTGCCAATACCGATAGCACCAGTGAACATGCCCCATCGGACCTTTGCGATCCTACGAGGGTCTACTTCTTCGCCGAAGAGTGCGACTAACTCGGCGCGAACTCCAGGACGAACACCTCGTTCGATATTGAGGTAATCCGGCCCTAGGAACTCAATGATCGACGCAGGCTTTTCATCAAACCAGGGGTGATCTTGCAGCCACTTCAGATCAGCTGCAAGTTTAGTCTGATCCCAAGCCTGGACGCTCACGCAGACTCGTCCTCACGAGCCAGAACCTTACCTTCGATCACCTTTGGCGCCCTGTCTGCGCCACCCATCTCAGCTAGCAAGTTCCCCACCATGTCAGGTGTGATCTGCTCTCGCCGGAAGCCACGACGCTCAAGCTCTCGAACGATGCTCCCGAGGACTTGATTGGGAGTCGCCGCCTGAACCGCCGCGGCGCCTCCCTGTCCTACGTTGATCTGCACCTTCGGACCTGCAGCGAGAGCTGGGTCTACCAGCTTGGCGAGCTTGACACCGTTGGTGAAGAGCTGGTTTGCGATCTTGGTGACCTCTGGATCAAGCTCACCGTACATATTCTCCTCTTCGACACCGCGATCCAGCCGGCGAGCCTGCAACGCAAGCAGAGTCCCGAGACCGTCGATGATCTGCTCGCTGTCACGAGTCTTGAAGTGCTTAGCAAGTTCTGCCGGCTCTGATCCAGGCACGGAGCACACGCTCCCTTCGCGGTAATACTTGCAGCTGTTCTGGAGTGAACAAGTGTTACAGTTGATCTTGTCTGTCGGCTGTGGCACCACTGGCACAGAAAACGGACTCTTCTTCACAGTCTCAACCGGCGCTGCCTTCGGAGAAGTAGTGTCGGGAACATGCTGAGAAGAGGGATACCTTTGTGACGCAAAGGCTACGTTGGTCATGTAATGCTCGCCAGCCCACAAGGCTGACTTGATGTTGTAGATGCACCGATTGCGAGGTTCGCGTGTCAGATCAACAGGCTTCATGCCCAGGAGTGTGATCCACTGCGGCATGGAGACAGTCTTTTCTGCGATCATCTCCTTGCCGGTCGGGAGAGTCACCTTTCCCTTGCCAGCGTTCGTCCTTGGGTCAACATCTGTTGCGCCGAACCCCATTCCGAAACTTACACGCCAGCTGTACAGACCGTGGATATGCAGAATGCACTGAGGGTAATCCTCCTGCATCTCCTTGAGCTTGCGTATCAATGCTCTTCCCTGACCAAGACGAAGATCAGGGATATTGATGACTACGACTCGATGCTCCTGGCCAGCAACAGGACGCTCGTCATCACTCACGTCAGGAGTGTTGCAAGCGTCAGCGTCGTCACCGATCGGATACTGCATCATCTCTTCGAGGAGCTCAAGGCCCTCTGTCGACGCATCCCAAGTCGGATAAACCGCGACAGGCTTACCCTCCGAAGACCAAGTGTACTCAGCAGAACCCTGTTCCCCCATCAGCAAGACGCGCCACAGCTGACCAGGAAAGTAGCTCTCCATATGCTTGATCGGATCAATTCGCCTCTTCACAAGCATACCACGATCCCATACCACCATCGAGTGACGAACTTCTGTCAACTCTCTGACGTAGTTCCAGGGATTACGGAACCAGACTTCGGTCATGCGCGTCTTGCCTCCTTTCTGATTCTAGGTGCCCTAGGTGCGACGTAGATAGAGCACGGTAGCACGGCAACCCTACGCCCGTGCAAGCACGGCCCCCGGCGTGTCGCACAGGATTCTTACGTGAGATGAGATCCTACTCATTACTAGGTATTGTCTCCAATTCCTCTATAAGTCGTCCTTGACAATGGCTACCCCCGTCCGGTAGGGTGTGTTACCTGGCCTTAGATCACACGCTGTAGCAGGGAGCATCACCTTGACCAACGAGCTGGCTGTTCTTTACGCCAAGAGGTTTATACAGCGTAGAGACGTCAAAGCCGTTCAATTCACATCTGGTACATGGGCACCGGATCGTGAGATCAAGAATCAGCAGACTCAACAGTCCGACCCCGGTCGCTGGGGACCTCTTGGATTCAAGATGCAGCATCTGGAACAGCATCTGGCTGGCTCCCATACCTACGGCCATTATCTCCTTGATGACGACTCGAACTGTCGCATGTTCGCGTTCGATATCGACCTCGAGCCAGAGGTGATAAACAAAACCACTGGTGAGCGTATTGCAGGATGGTACATCAACCTCGATGATCCCTGGCAGGACTCTGAGAACCAGCGCATCATCGAGTGCGACCCTCGCAAAGAATGGTCGGACCGGGCGAGCCCTGCTCGCCCATGGATCAAGACCCAGATGGGAATGCTGGCTCGCAAGCTGACTAACCAGATCATGTCCGAGCTTGATATTCCCACAGCAGCAGCCTACTCAGGGAGCAAGGGCATCCACGTCTACG